ATTACGACCCACCCTGTCAGATAAGATGGGACGAGCCATGTTTATCGGAACCCCTAAAGGCATAGGCAACTGGGCACATGATCTCTACATGAATCCTGTGGAACAGCCTGGAGTATGGAGCAGTTTCCAATACACAACTATAGATGGCGGACAGGTCAAACCAGAAGAAATAGAAGCCGCCAAGCGTGATCTAGATGAGCGCACATTCCGTCAAGAGTTCCTAGCCACCTTTGAAACTTATGCTGGTCGTATCTACTATAACTTTGATCGCAAACAAAATGTACAAGCCATCAATCTCAATGAGCCAACAGGGCCGTTTAAGGATGTGAAACAGTTGATATTACACACAGGATGGGACTTCAACATAGATCCCATGAGTGTGGTCATAGCAGTTCAGAGTGGAGATAGACTTTATGCAATTGACGAAATCCGTATGTTTTCTTCTAACACCCAAGAAGCAGTGGATGAAATTAAACTGCGATATCCAACGGCTAAGATCTTCGCCTATCCAGACCCAGCAGCCAGACAACGCAAAACCTCGGCTGGCGGCGCTACTGACATCACCATCTTACAAAACGCGGGATTCGTAGTCAAAGCACCCTATAAACATACACCTATTCGTGATCGTGTTAACGCTGTCAATGCTAGACTCTGTTCAAGTGATGGCATTAGACGCTTGATATTTGATCCTAAGTGTAAATATACGATCGAAGGCTTAGAACGACATACATATAAAGAAGGCACTGGTCAGCCAGATAAAGAGTCAGGCTATGATCATATGATGGATGCATTGGGTTACATGGTAGACTATTTGTTCCCAGTAAACCGTGATACAAGCCATATAGAACAACCTAAAACGTGGGGACATAATTTAAGTAATCAAGTCACTCATAGTAGCAGTCAGAAATATTATTAAGGATAGAACATGTCAACAAATACCGGAGTAGGTGCTAGTAAACAGTATGAAGCGTTACTAGGCACACATGAACAATATCAAAACTTAAATGCCCGTTGGAGATTCCTCCTTAATAGTTTTATGGGCGGTGAGATTTATCGTCAAGGGCAGTACCTAACACGCTATGCTAATGAGTCGGAAATGGACTACATCACACGCATGTGGACCACACCCCTGGATAACCATGCCAAAGGTGTGCTGAGCGTGTACAATGCGTTTCTGTTTCGTAATCCTCCACAGCGTGACTTTGCGTCATTTGAAGGTGATCCTATACTAGAACAGTTCCTCGATGATGCTAACTTTGAAGGACAGAGTTTTGATAGTTTCATGAAAGATGTGTCAATTTATTCAGGTGTGTTTGGACATGTTTGGGTGGTGGTGGTTAAACCTGATGTAGGAGCAACGACCCTAGCAGATGAGCAGATCATTGGAGCCAGACCATATGTCAGCATGATCACACCATTGGCCGCATTGGATTGGGAATGGACACGCAATCCTGCTGGCAACTATGAACTTACCTATTTCAAATATATGGAAGACAGTGATCGTAGCCATATATTCACAGTCAAAGAATGGCACAAAGATCGCATCGTAACATCAGTGGTCAACAAAGAAGATCAATCAATTACCAGTCAAGTGGAAGAAACCAATGGTCTAGGCTATATTCCTATTACTATCTGTTACAGTCAACGTTCAGCCAAGCGTGGTATTGGTGTTAGTGAAATAGATGACATTGCTGATATCCAACGTGCTATCTATAATGAATACAGTGAAATAGAACAGACTATACGTATCAGCGGACATCCTAGTCTAGTCAAGACCAGTGATACAGAAGCAGTTGCTGGCGCTGGCGCTATCGTGCAGATACCTGACACACTAGATCCAGGATTGAAGCCCTACTTGCTACAGCCAACAGGACAGAATGTGTCTGCTATCTATGAAAGCATAGGCAAACGTGTAGAAGCCATTGATCGCATGGCCAACTTAGGTAGTGCTCGTGCTGTTACACACGCAACCATGAGTGGTGTGGCTATGGAAACAGAATTCCAAATGCTTAATGCACGTCTAAGTGACAAAGCAGATAATCTAGAACTATGTGAAGATAATATTTGGTATTTCTTTGCAGCCTACATGGGCCGTGTTTGGGATGGAGAAATAGAATATCCTGACAGTTTCCACCTACAGGATAAGAAGAATGACACAGATGTATTGATCAATGCTCGTAACACTGTGACCAATCCTGAATTCCAACGCATGTTAGACTATGAAATCATGGAAACTGTCTTGGGCAAAGAACAATTAGAAACTTATCTAACTGATCCAATGCAGTATCAAGATCCACAGGCAGTTCCAGCAGGCACACCCAATGAAATACAGCAAGCAGAACAAGGTATAACACAAACAGGAGTCCAGTAATGAAATTAGCAGAACAAATGAAAATAGTGTGGGCCAATAACTTTACCACCTACACCAAGGCACACGGATTTCATGTTAACGTAGTTGACTGTGAATTCTTCATGTGGCACCAATTATTTGAAAAAGTCTATACAGAACTACAAGAAAACATTGACACAATAGCAGAAGGCATACGCACACTACATGAAGTAGTGCCATTTAGCCTACCACGCATTATGGAACTAAGTCAAGTTCAAGATGAAAAGCAAGTGCCTGATGAAACAGACATGTTGGCTATCCTATACGCAGATTTAGAAACTATTAAAATGTCCGCATACGATGCTTTTGACATGTGTGCTACAGAACGTTGCTATGGATTACAAAACATCATAGCAGATTACCTACAAACCGTTGAGAAACTCTGTTGGATGATAGGTGCCAGTATGGAGTCTCCCGAAGAGCAGGCCTTCGAAGACGCCATAGGCGAGCCTGAAACTAAACCAGTGAAGATGTGATATGAGAGATATTAGAACAGCCAGTAGCGAAATTAAATGGAGTGAATTAGTCTATGTCCAACGTGATGTAGAAAATAAAGACCAATTTGCTAAAAATTGGGATCTAATATTTAAAAAGGGTGATATAAATGAAAAAGAAAAAGAAAATGCCAAAACCTTGGCCAAAGAGGTATTAAATGCCAATAATGAAAACAACAATGAAGTCGGGCAAGACAGGCTATAAGTATGGTGCTCATGGGCATGTATATCCGACCAAAGCAGGTGCTGTAAAGCAAATGCGAGCCATGTATGCTAATGGCTATACTGGTTCTAAAACACACACTGGTGCCAAACACGGGCATAAGTAACTGATAATTTGGTCGGGTGACTAAATATACAACATAACAACTACTCCCTAAGGGAGGCAAGGAACAACGATGGACCTAAAACAAGCATCGGCAACAACCACAGTAACTGACACTGGTCTTGAAGACGAAGGACAGGCACAAGAGAAGATGTATTCTCAGAAGGAGTTCGATGACGCAATGGCCAAAACCCGTGCGGCAGTTGAACGCAAAGTGCTCAAGCAATTTGAAGGCTTAGGCGACTTAGAAGAACTTAAAAGCATCAAGCAACAAGTTGAATCTAAGAAGTTTGAAGAACAAAAAAGCAAGGGTGACTTTGATAATATCCTTAAAGAGATGGCTTCTAAAAAAGACGCAGAGATTGCTCGCAGAGATCAAATCATTGCTCAATACCGTGTTGATAGTCCTTTAGTAGAGACAGCCGCGAAATACCGTGCAGTTGCACCGGAACAAGTCAAGGCACTCCTAAGACAAAACATTAGACTAACCAACGACGGTGAGGTTGAAGTAGTAGATACAAATGGAACACTACGTTATAAAGACAACGGTGATCCAATGGGAGTGGAGGATCTAGTCAAATCCTTCCTGGATGCGAATCCCCACTTCGTAGCGGCTGGACCCGCAACTACACAGACCAAGAGTTCGATGGGATCAAATGCTGGTAACTCTAAAATAGATATTACCAAGTTAGACATGTCTAAACCAAGTGATCGAAGGATCTATGCGGAATGGAAAGGTCAACAAGGTAGATAAAATTAACCTTAGAGGAAATTAAGATGTCATATCCATCAAATAATAATACCAATATTAACAATGAACTGTACGCGAACCTGGTAACAGCCGCTCAGTTCGCCGCATACGAACAGTCAATTGCACGTCAACTAGTTACTGTATTCGATGCACCATTAAACACAGGTTTGAATTTGCAAGTACCAGTTTGGTCTAGCATTTCTGCACAGTTGATCGCTGATGAAGCAGCCGCAACAGCAAAAACAACTAACACAACTTCAGCGACAATCACGTTGAAAGAACACGTTGTTTACCATCAAGTTACTGACCAGTTACGTGACTCAGCATACAGCAATGTATTTGCACAGATCGGTGACCAATCAGGCCGTGCTATTGCTGAATCTATGGATACTCAAGTATTTGATCAATTCACAGATTTTTCAACAGACCTAGGTACTGCTGGTAGCGAATTAACAGTAACATTGTTATTGAAAGCAGCCGCAACTCTACGTAGCCGTAAATTGACAGGTCCTTTCTATGCAGTTGTACACCCAGGCCAAGCCTATGCATTAAAAGATGCATTAAGCAAAGTTATCACCTATAGTGGTAGTGGCAGTCAGTATCCAGCATTGAATGGTGTTGGTGAAAGTATTCTTTCAGGATTTTATATCGGTCAACTTGCCGGTATCCAAATTTTTGAAAGCGCACTATTAACTGTTGATGGTAGCGATGATGCTATCGCTGGCGTGTTTGTACCAGGTGCTATTGGTCATGCAATGCGTGGTTCAGTAGAGATGAATACATTGTATCTACCTGCTAATCGTGCAACTGACGTTGTATTGAAAGCAGTCGCTGGTGCAAAAGTATTGCAATCAACATTCGGTGTTAAAATCACTGCTGATACAGTTCTTTAATCTATTATAGATTAACTAAAAGGGCTCTTTCTAGGGCCCTTTTTTTTATCTCAACTAAATACAAATAGCAGGTAGGACCTGCCCATTATTCGGAGAAGGACTCACGATGTCATTAAACCATACATATGCAACCTTGGATGATCTACTCCAAGTTGAACCTACAATACAAGACTACGGAAATCTAGACTGGGATTTCGAACTTGCACGTAGCCAGACAGAAGTTACTCGTGTGTTATCCGTCCGTTGGTGGCCCCAATATTCAAAGCAATTCAAAGTTAATATTACCATCGTTGGACAAATGGCCATCATGGATCCTGATCGCTTGGATGGCGATCAATGGACTATGGCCACAGTATATCATGCATTGGCTTTTCACATCTGTCCCAAACTAACTAAATTTTTACCAGAAACGGATAAGTTTCAAGTAATGATGGAATATTATCGTCAACGCTTTGAACACGAAATGGATTTAGCCATTCGTGAAGGAGTCAAATACGATATCAATCAAGATGGTACAATCGCACCATTTGAGAAACTTCCAGACACTTACTTGAGAATCCGTAGATGAGCACACTAAGCCTCCGTGAACAAATAGCGGACACTCTGGTCCAGACTATACAAACAATGATCTCACCTCGTGTTGCTTTAGTTACACGTGAACCATTTGAGCCCAGCAAGATCGCCATCACTGAATTCCCAGCAGTACTGGTGCAAATGGATCTAGAAGAGCGTGAAACAATTACCATGAGCACACCAGGAGTAGGCCGACGTTTTGGCACTATTACCTTTGGTATCCGTGGTTATGTACGTGGCACTGAACTAGACAGTAGACGTAATGAACTAATCACAGGATTAGAAACAATATTAGACCAAGATCGTTATCTTGGTCTACGTGAACAAGGCGTTATTGACAGTCAATTGGTCAAAATTGAAGTTGTCAGTAGAGCAATGCCTTTAGCAGAAATAAGATTAGAATTTCAAGTCAAATATAATTACCTCAGAGGTGCCGCATAATGGAATTACGTACAGAAAGAATACGAATGATCCGTGGTCGAGATGAATTTCTAGTAGCACCACGCGGTGTAGACAAGTTGTTAAGCGAAGGTTGGACAATGCTGGGAGCGAATCAGGATACCCCAACTCCAAAAGAGTCTGGGGCACTTCCTATAGATAGCGGTCCAATAGTAGTCAAGCCAGTTAAAAGGAAAACAAAATGAAAATTACAATGCACAAACTAGGCATGACAAGAACATGTCAAGACTATGAACAAGCATTATTAGAATCATCAGGATGGGTCTTATGCACTGATCCCGCTGATCATCAAGACAAGCCAGAAGGAGCGGTTATTCGTCCCAAGGCATCGGTGAAGACCAAGGCGACCGTAACAGCCGAGGAACCAGCCAATATTAATAAAGGAGACGAATAATGGCCATATTAACAGGTAACAACGGCGTTGTAAAAATCGCCAACTCAAGCGCAGTACTAAAGACAATTGCCAGTGTAAAAAACTTTTCAATTGATCTTAAAGCAGATACTATCGAAACAACATCAATGGGCGTAGATGTACGCACATACTTGAAAGGACTAAGTTCTTGGTCAGGTAGTGCAGATGTTTACTTTGACACAGCCAACTATACAGGCGGCGCAAGCGAAGTTCATGCATTAAACCCAACAAGCGGTACTGTAGGATCAAGTGCATTGTCAGTAGAATTATATCTTGCTGACACAAGCGATAAGTTTTCTGGTAACATCATCGTTACTGGATTCAATGTCAAATCAAGCATGGACGGCATGGTAGAGGCTACGATCTCTTTCCAAGGTTCAGGTGCTTGCACATTCACAGCCTAAGGAGATAAACGATGGCAACTTTAACAGGAAATGATGGAGCGATATCAATCAATGGTATCAGCGTCCTAGCAGTTAAGAACTTCAGCATTGACATGAAGGCTGACACTATTGAAACTTCAGCAATGGGTACAGATGTACGCACCTATGTAACTGGCATGAGTTCATTCTCAGGTTCAGCAGATGTTTACTTTGATCCAGACACAGCAACTACAGGCTTTGATGCCGCTGAAACAACATTTAATCCAACAGCAGGTCTAGTTGGTGCAAGTGGTGTTGCAGGCAAGTTCTATGTGGCTAAAGACTATAGTTCAACCAATGATCATGTATTCCAGGGTAGCATTATTATCACTGGTTACAATGTCAAAGCCGCAATGGATGGGATGGTAGAAGCAACAATCAGTTTCCAAGGAACTGGCGCAACTACATTCTCAACTGGTAGCAACGTAACATATCCATAATATGCAGATAAGCGTTACCTATAATTCTAATGATCTTAAATTGTCATTAGATCAATTTGTTGGTAAATTGACTGCTGATGCATTTGCATTTGCACAGGCCAATACACCAATAAAGTCAGGTAACGCTCGTCGCGGATGGACTAAAGGTTTGAAAGAAATAAAAAATCAGGTTCCTTATATTGGAAAACTAGAGGCTGGAGCGAGCCGTCAGGCGCCTAAGGGTATCATAGGACCAACTCTAACACAGATAAAAGGAAAATACAAATGAGTAAAATTTTAGACAAAGCAACAGCACATTTTAGAAATCAAATTAGTGGTGAAATGAAAATGATCGATGTTCCTGAATGGGAATGCAAGGTATACTACAAATCATCAACTAATCTACGTGAAGAAGGTAAGATCCTTGAACTAAGTCAAGCAGGTAAAACTGTAGAAGCCCTAGTTGAAAGTCTTATCATCCGTGCTCGTAATGAAGATGGTACTAAGATGTTTGCTCCAGCAGACAAGCCAATCCTATTAAATGAAGTAGACCCAAAGGTATTAATTCGTGTAGTTGGGGAATTCAATAGTGTTGAAATGGATGAGTTACTGCCGGAGACTGTAGAAAAAAACTAAAGGGCGATCCAGACTTACTCTTTGCCTATAGACTAGCCAAAGATCTGGGTCGCACAGTTAGTGAAGTATTAGAAATGTCCGTCTATGAATTTGCTGGATGGGGTGCATTTTATAAAATAGAATCTGACGAAACTAAAAAAGCAATGGATAGGAGTCGATAGTGGCAGACGCACAAATTAAAATAACGGCAGATACCTCGCAAGCCGAGCGGGCCTTAGGCGCACTTAATAGCAGTATTAAGGCCTTGGCGGCTGTTGCTATTGGCGGAAGTTTGTTTAAATTTGTAGATGATCTACAAAATATGCAAAACAAACTGCGTGTGGCTACTAAAGACAATGCAGACTTTGAAAAGAGTCTTGGTTTTGTCAAAGCCATTGCTGATAGTACTGGTCAAAGCATGAATGCCATTGGTGATGTATTTTCAAAAGTCAGTGCCAATGCTGACAAATTACATTATAGTACAGATCAGGTGGCCACAGTCACTTATTCTATGGCGTTAGCACTTAAAGCATCAGGTGCAAGTGCTGAAGGTAGTGCTAGTACCATGTATCAATTTGGTCAGATCCTAAACAAAGGCAAATTAAACGGTGATGAATTCACCACAATGACTGAAAATTTAAGCGGTAATGTTCTAAGCAAGTTAATTGCCAACATGGGCATTACCCGCGCTGAATTTGAATCATTTAAGAGTAAAGGTCTAGTAGGTGCAAAGAACTTTACCGATGCATTGATTAAGAGTGTTAGCGATCTTGATGCCATGCAGGGTAAGACTTTACCTACACTAGGTCAAAGTCTACAGCGAATACAAAATGCATTTGCTGATTTTACTATCAAACTTGATAAAGCAACTGGAATTACCAATGCGTTAGCCAATGGTATGACTTACTTGGCTAATAATGTAGATAAGGTACTACCTATAATAGCCGCGTTAGTTGGTTATTTTGCTGCCGGTAGATTATTAGCAGCCGCTGTTGCACTTTTTGAAATTGTCAAAGGTATTAGAGCCATTGGTATCGCAGCCGCTGTTACCGAAGCATTGGCTACAGGTGGTATAAGTGCTATTACAGGTCTTGCAGGTGCCGCCGCAGCCTATGCTGGCGCAAGTATAATGTTTGATAAAGTTGATGAAAGCATCAAACAAACCAATGTTGACTTAAATGCAACTGCTGATGCTGCCAAGAAAGGGCTAGGTGAAACAAATACTCAACTTACTGGTGTTGGTGAAAAACTTACAGAAATATTAAAAGATCTAGACAAGCAAATTGCCTTAGGGGTAATGAATGCTCAACAGTTTGAAATTGAAAATGAAATATTAGGTCGTAATAAAGATCTTGGTTATCAAATGACCGAAGCACAAAAATCTGAATTACGTATTAGATTACAAAAATTACAAGTATTAAAAGAAGAACGTAGCATTGTTGATATCATTAGACAAAATACAGCAGATATCAATGCTCTCAATACCATTGGAACTATTGCTTTAAGAACTCAACAACAGATTGAAAAATATCGTTTAGACACTGGCAAAGAAATGTCAGAGAAAGCAAAAGAAGATCTATTCAATAGTAATAAGCAACTAGCGGTTAATACCGAATTGCGAAAACTTAGAGATGACCTACGTGGAAGTATGGCCGCTGTAGTAGAATATCAAAAGAATATTACAATTAATTCAGTCGATGAATTAGAAGCACGTATGCAAGTGTTACAAATCGAACGTGAACTTGGTACTAAACTTTCTATGCAACAAATTGCAAACGTAGCAGTTACTATAGAAAAGAAAAAGCAACTTGAATATCTAAGACAAATTAAACAGGCAACTCAAGATTTTTCAACACCACTGTCTGGCGCGGCTGCTGGTGCAAATGCCGCCAGTCAATTAGGTAATTTAGATCCATTGCAGGCTGCAAAAACTGCCAATCAAAGTTTATTTGCTGGTCTAGAATATCTACGTCAAAATGATCTTATTAGTGAACAGACTTATCAAACGGCTAGAGTCAGTGCTGAGGTACAGGCCAATGCGGCAATACTTGCAGCCAATCAGCGTCTTGCAGAAGATAGATTAAAACTTGCTGGTGTTACTAACCAAGCCATTATTGACAGCGTTAAGGCACAACAAGCCAACGTAATGATGATACAACAAGGTGGTGTTGCTGGATTCCAAGGTATGTTAGGTGCTATAGATAATGTAATGGCATCAATGTCAACACAAAATAGAAAAGCATTTGAAGCACACAAAGCACTGGCAACTGCACAGGCTATTATTAGTACGTATCAAGCGGCTGCTGAGGCCATTGCGTTTCCTCCAGGACCACCACTATCATTCATCTATGTAGCAGGCGCTATTGCGGCAGGTATGGCACAGGTAAGTGCAATCCAAAGTCAACAATATTCAGGACGTCAAGTTGGTGGTAGCGTTATGGGTAATAATCCATATATCGTTGGTGAACGTGGTCCAGAATTGTTTACCCCAGCATCAAGCGGAATGATTACACCTAATGATAAATTATCAAGTGGTCAAGCAGTTAATATTAATTTTAATATTCAAGCCAATGATGCACAAGGCTTTGATCAACTACTAGTACAACGTCGTAGCATGGTAACACAGATGGTCCGTGATGCTATGGCAGAAAATGGACAAAGGATGAAAATATAATGTCAGGAACTTATCCATCAAGCCCAGCATTTAACACGGTTAATTTCAAAATTAACACACCGGTAATCAAGACTACTACACTTAGTGGTAAGAGTCGCCGTGTAGCACAAGGGCATAGTTTTTATACATTTGAAGCCAAATATAATAATATATCTAAATTTGATGCAGGCCCTATTGTTGGATTTATCAGTCAACAGTATGGTTCATTAGAAACATTTCAAATTGTTTTACCAGAAATAAGTTATAGCAAAGTGGGTAATCAAACTACAGGTTCAGTAACCACAACTGCTTCAGTGGCTGCCGGTGTTGATCATGTGAGTGTTACTGGTGTTACAACAGGTAAGAATTTGTTACGTGCAGGCGATTTCTTTAAATTTGCCAATCATTCAAAAGTTTATATGTGTTCAGTGACATGGACAACAGGTCAACCATTATACTTTAGTGGTAGTTTAGTCACAGCAGTACCTAGTGGAACTGCATTAGTAATCGATGCTGTACCATTTACAGTTATATTGGATAGTGAACTTCAAGAAGTAGATGTTGGCATCGGTGGTATTACACAGTTAAATGTCAGTCTAAGGGAAACCTGGTAATGTATGTTATTTCAAATACTCTACGTGATGAATTTTACCGTGCAAATTTCTTTAGTCAAGAATTAGTTTATATTGGTCTAAGAGATGGCACGGGTAATCAGAGCATTACTAGTACTGCGGCACTGAGATTAGCCACAGGCGGCATCAATGTGCCAATTACAGAAGTTGATTCAGTAACAAGAACATATCTAGCACAAGGTGACTTTCTTGGCTTCAGCACTGTCACTGAAGAGTTTGATGTGAAACTAGGCAAGACTAGTTTTACACTCAGCGGTGCTAATCTAACAATGGTCAACAACTTCTTAAACAAAGACTTTGAAGGCTCACCTGTACAGATCACTCGTGTATTTTTAAACTATGATGACCTAGCACCATTAGGTAGCATGGTAGTCTTTGATGGCTATATCTACAATGTCAGCATTGCTGAAAGTCAAGTAACATGTCAAATTACTGTAGACTGCGCTACATTATGGGCGGACTTTGATCGCCGTGCAGGACGTATGACTGATAATAATAGTAACTGGAGATTTCTAAGAGATACCAGTGATCGTAGTTTTGACAAAACTGCTATTATCGGCAACAAAGAATTCTTATGGGGTAAGACATGATTGTAAGAGCCATTCAACCTCATGAATTTGATCCTACTGTTATTCTATTCAATTACTATCGTGATGAGGCCATAGAGGCTATTCCACAGATAGCAGAAGAATATGATGAAAACAGTATGATGGCTACAATTAAACAGTATGTTGTTGATCATCATTATTGTTGGTTCAATGCATTTGAAGGACAGCGTCCAGTAGGATTTATTTCCGGTTATATGAGTCAAGTGCCTTGGAACAATCAATTAGTAGTAGCCAATATATCGTTTGTATTTTTATTAGAAAGCCATAGGACATTAGATAATTTCAAAATGCTTATGCAGAAATTTGAAGAATGGGCTAGAACTATCAAAGCATATCAAATCACAGGTGGAGACATCGGAATTAATATTGAACGCAGTTCAAAATTATACGAACACTTTGGATTTCGACCATTTTTAACAACAATTAAGGAACTTGAATAATGAGTGGAGTCTTTAAAGCCGTTAGTAATGTTGTCAGCGGTGTTGTTAATGCAGTTGGTAGTATAGTCAGCGGTGTTATCAGTGCAGTTGGATCAGTAGTCAGTGGTGTTCTTAACTTTGTTCTAAGTCCGTTCTTAGGTCTATTCGGTATGCCTAGTGCTCCGGATATAGGTAATCAATCACAAACAATCCAAGGTGTTACTGTACAAAAAGAAGGTGGTGATGTAGCCATACCTATTGTTTACGGATTTCGTAAAGTAGGCGGCATTGTTACATTCTGTGAAACAGGTAGTGACAATAACAAATATCTATGGGTAGCCTATGTACTAAGTGAAGGTCCTGTTGAAGGTCTTAGAGAATTATGGATCAATGATATACAAATTGGTGCAAGTAATATTCCTAATCTTAATAATGGCAATCTTGTTACTATATCTGATGATGCTAGTGGCAAATTAAAAGGCCGTGTGCAGTTGCAATTTGCACGTGGTGATCAATATAATGTAGGTTCAGCAGTTAAAGCAGGTATATTTGCAGGTTCACCAAGTTGGACTGAAAGTATGAAATATACTTTATTAAGTGTGGTATTTGCTCGCTATGAATGGGTCAATGCAACTGATCAAGCCACTGCTGATGCTAATCCATTTAGTGGTGGCATTCCAAAACTACAAGTTACTATGTTAGGTAGAAAGGTTAGACAATTAACTAGTACCAATATTAGTACTACTGTTCCTGAATGGGGAACTGAGGCTGATCGTACAAGTTGGGTATATTCAAGTAATCCAGCAGATATTATTTTAGACTACATGCGCAGTAGTAATTATGGTAAGGGATTAAAAAGTTCAGATGTAGATTGGGAAAGTTTTAAAACTACAGCAAGTAAATTTGATCAAAGTGTAGATTATATTAGCGGTGTTACCGGTCCAATTCAAACATTACATGCTGTAGTTGATAGCGGTCAAACGATCTTTAATAATGTAAAATTAATGTTACAACAATGTCGCGGTTATATGCCATATAGTCGCCTTGGTACTTTTAAATTACGTGTTGAAGATGCAGGTAATCCTAGTGATATCCTAAGTGGGTCAGCAGCCATTGTAGCAACATTTGACAAAGATAATATACAGGGTTCTATAACTTATACAGGTATAGAACGTACTGCCAAATATAATCAAGTAACTGTAACTTATTGCGATCCAGATCAACAATGGAGTCAACAGACTATTACTGTTCCCGATCCACAAGGTACAGAATTTGATACCTATCTAGCACAAGATGGTTATAGATTAAACAAAGGTGATTTTACTTTTGCCTGGGTCACTAACTATGCAATGGCACAGGACATGGCACGACTAATTTTATTAAAGAGTCGATATCAAGATACTGTAAGTTTTACAGCATCTAGTCAAGCACTAGAACTAGAAGTAGGTGATAACATCTATATTGATGCTAATATATTAAAGTTTGGTACTGATCCTGCTAACGATGCAATTCCATGGCGTATTGTCAGTACCAAAGTTAATAATGATTATACAGTAGCCATTGGATGTGTACGCAACCCAGATTTTATCTATCCTCATGTTCGTGCTTATGAACGTGACTATAAGTTTCCAGTTTATATTCCAAAAGGTGCTACAAGATATTATCCAAGAGAACCTGTTGGTATTCCTGTCGGACTAAATCCACCGACTTATGCACCAACAGATCCGAATGATCCAACTAATCCTCCACAGACTCCTGGAGTAGGTGTATTAGTGGATGTTATATCAATCTATAATGTATCCTATGTATATTCAACTAGTTTTGTAACTGCTACTATCCAGTGGACAAATCCAGGTAACGCCCTAGCAACTAGCATTAACTTCACCACAAGTGCTATTAATTCTAACTCAATCTTAGATATTCAAACAGTTAACATATCTGGTGCTAGTGGTAGTATTACCATACAAAACTTATTAAAAACAACTGGTTATTATACTGTTGCAGTTGTACAATATTCAACTGGCGACAGAAGCACAAAGAAAACACAATATTCATTTACTACAGGGTCAGGAACAACCACAACACCTGTTGTGCCTGCAATACCTACGCCACCAGGAACTACTCCTGTTAATAATGCAGATAACTTTTTTAAAACAGTTACTGGTACTACTGTAACAAGCGGATCATATCCAAATCAAATACCATTAAGTCCAAGACAAGTAGCGATTACTGTTACACAAGATATCACTAGTGGTAGTAACAGTTTCCTAAATGGTCTACAAGTATTTTATAAACCAAGTAATAATACTAAATGGTTTACACAAAAACAAACATTGTCAGGTATCCAAGGACAGGCCTATACATTTAATATAACTGTAGGTCCTAGACAATATCCAAATACACCTAATCCATCTAATAGTGATGCGTATGATTTTATCTTCCGCTATACCTATAGTGATGGTAAGAATAGCAAATGGCAATTCCGTGCTATGAATCAAGTGATTGAATGGAGCGGCTTGACCTATGCTTACAATCTATTTGTAGCAGGCATGACTAGTGGACAGTCAAGTCCAACAGTAATCCTAAGAGAGGACAGTACTGCCTATATACCGCAAATTGCAGGACCAAATGATCTTATTGAAACTAGATATATCACAACTCCAGTTTACAGTGTTAGAGAATATAACACAGGAACTTATAGCAGTCCAACTAATACCAGTGCTATATTATTTGTAAAACCACCAATCGCTAGTGAAAGAGCCAACTGGGTAGGTATACGTGTATATCGACACAAAGCAGGAGTAGCAGGCACAGGTGATTATGTAGACTTTACACCAGCAACTTACAATACTGTAGGTGACACTTGGACAGTGACAGTTCCCGGTATTACATTTGATGATGTATGGGAATATGTTGTTGTTGACCTAGTTTATTATGGGGCAAGTACAGTAGAAGCATTCAACGGACAATATATCAGTGGTTATGTGCATAATAGAACAGCCGATGCTGATTATCCAGGTGATAGTAATTGGTATAATAAATTTACACACTATGCTACAGAAACACTAGCCAGTGCCAAGGCAAGAATTGGCACAGCGGCAGCGGCACCTGTGCGTAATGATACTTATTTTGCCAGTATATCAGCAGTTACAGTATTAACTAGTAACCATCCTAGCACTCCACGAACAGTTAGTTTTACTGTCAAGACCAGCACGGTTAATGGTGCTAATAATCATGTTAGCAAGGTAAGAATTTATTACAAACAGGCCAGCAATTTATATTGGAAGACTGCTGAATATGCTATTAGTGCAGAAAATACTAATGTAACATTTAATAATACACAAATGACTCCTGCAATGGATCTAGGTTATCCAAGTTATCCTAATGATCCTGTGCATGGTGATGACTATGACTTGCAGTTTAGAATTACCTATACAGATGGCACAGCCAGCAAGTATGTGGCCAAGTATACTGCTGTTAGTGTAGAAGTAGATCCATTGGGTATTAGCGGATATAATTTTAATCCTCTAAGCAACAGCACATTCAATTCCCAAATTGCCTGGACTGATTTGACCTTAGAAGCCAATGCGCCTCCTGGAAGTTTAACTGATCCTAGAACACTAGTGCTAGCACCAGGTAATCCAAACTATTGGTTAGGACTAAGTGCTACCACTGATAATGGTATTAATAATGCCACATTCAGTTATACACTACCTTCAGATGATTTGAAACCATATTTTATTGGTGTTCGTATCTATCAGAAAGATACTAGCATACCATACAATACTAAATTTACACAAAATGATTCGAATGAACCATTAACGGTATTATCTACTGACAAGACAACAGGTTTTGCTCGTCAAGCAGTTGTTTGGGATACAGTTTATGAATATGTTATCACACCATTGGTATGGTACAACGGTAGTATTACACCTTGTAATAACAGTTGGTATTGGAAAGGTGCTATACATAACCGTACAACACAAACTGTTGGAACGACACCATATCCATCAAATGGAGATTGGTACAGTAAACTAGCGCCTGTATTACAAGATACTAATGTTGCCTTAGGCACATTGGCAGCACCTATACCTGTGGTAGATCCTACAGTAACAATGGTCAGTATGACCAGAGTGCAGCCAAGTTATGGTGCAACACCTGCTACTGATTATTATCAAATTAAATTTAAGATTCCTACTAGCATTACCAGTGTAGATATCTATCGTCGTAGTACATTGGATCCCGCAACTAATCAAGGAAACTACTGGAACTTATATGCTAATCCGTATTATAGTAATATGTTTGGTGCTGGTCGATGGGAGAAATTTACTCTTAGCGGTAGCAACAGTAGTACCGATGGAACAACAGGTATTACCACAGTTAATTTAAGATATGCGACCAGTGCAGGTGAGTTTTCAGCCTATTATGATCCTACTACAACTGTAGGTGGAAAGAATAGTTTTGGTATGAGTAATTATTTGTATGCCAATGGTACTAGTACTGCACCAACAGTATTGGCCCTACAAACAACAGGTAATCAACAGATATTGATCGTAGGCACTTATGCATCTGGTGTTAGTGGCAAAGCAATACAACTTGATCTAAACATGCCTACTGTTTATAATTCAAGTACCAGTGCAGGTAACATAATTACTAATGCAAACACAGTTAATACTGCTGACTATGAAACCATTATATTGAAGAACAGCGCAACTGCCAGTGCTAATACAACAAATGGTACAAGTTTACAGCGTAAGACCAGTGAGGCACGTAGTTTGGTAACTGCTACTAATTTAAGATACAATGGTGCCACATATACATTGCCTACTACATCTCCAACTTGTCAATAAGGATCTGATATGAGTCGACCAACAACAAGCGGATACTATGATGGTACTACCAATAAGATCATGCCGGCCAGCAACAGCACTTGGGATGGTCTAAGTGGTACTACATGGGATGCTTGGAACATATGGAATTATAATCCAGCAACACAGATCGTGTGGTATGCAGGTATTACCGATATGGGTCCAATGCTTAACTATACATTGTCCATTGAAACTGTCAGTACAGGTACTGTAAGTTATCAAATTTATACCAGTAACACAGGACAATTTACCGGTGAAGAATCCGAAACAATTATAGCCAGTGGTGCAAACAGTGTTAATAGTTTTACAGGAAGATTTTGTCTAGTATATGTAATTGCTGATAAACTAACTGATGCATTATCAATCAGTGATATAAAAATAACACCTAGTACAGCAGGTCTTGAATTAACATATAAAGATATAGATAGTTCAACCCTTGCCGGTACTAGTAGTTCTAGAACATTACCATTAACTACACCTGTTAGCATGATTATAGATATGTTAATCACTCCACAAGAAGTTACCGCTTATAATTTAGATTTATATGTAAGTAGCACAGCAACTAGCACTTATGTTATTCCAAAAATAATAAGTAAATCCATTAATGGTCCTACATTTGCTCTAGTAGGTATAGATAATCAACCACGCAATGCCACTGTAGATATATTGATAAAAGCATTACCTAGCCAATATATGGATGGCAACAATTTAAAAATAAGACAAGGATAATCCCATGACATTCCCAACCACAGCAATTGATACTACCTACCTAAGTTCAGGTAGTGCAGACCCTAGCCTTGCAAGAGGTGCGTTGTATTCAACAGTAGTTGATCTGAATACTATTATAGCAGATGCAAATGGCCCAAATGGCGTATTGGTGTTGCAAGCCAATGGAACTATTGATGCAACTGTTTTACCCAGTACTATCGCACCATTAGGAGCCAATTTAACATTGAATCCCAGCACAGGTATTGTCAAAATACAAAGTATCTTACGTATACAAGATCAACCTAAGGCTACAATTCTAGCAACCACTGCACCAGTTGCAGGCGATATTGCCCTAGCCAATAATGTTGATAGTGGCCCGGCATTATGCATTTATACCGGTAGCGAATGGAAATATTTGCCATTGGCCAGTTTAACCACATTAACCTGATAGTTTCTATATCCAATCTTAAATATGGAATGGATGCGAAACAAATTAAAGAATTTATTCAACAGGTTGCCGAAATTAGAGAAGTGGGCATAGATGTTGGTCCGAATGGCAAGACCCTAACAGGCATGCATAAACCAAAGAAGATAAAAATTACTCAAGAAGTAGAAAATGAATTTGGTGAGATCGAAGAAGTAGAAATAGAGATTCCAAATACTAATCCTACACTAGGCTTTGAAATTAAAAAATTAAAAGATCGTAATGCAGTGTGCGAACTTGCATATGCCGGTTGCGGGCGTGTAGTTACTAATCAAATAATTGATAGAAAATTTTATATGAGCCCTGAAAGACATTGGCGTACTAGTTGTAGGACTTGTCAAAAAATAGTAGGGCCAAACAATGATATATTGATACAAGGCGGCCTACAAGCACAGAATGCCTATTTTGCCTGGTTTACAAATAAACGAGATAAATAGTTATGTCGGAGGATTAAAAAAATAGTACCCCATGTACTATTTGATTGGTGGCATACTAATCTCTCTTTTAATCCTTTACAGCCATTTGGGATTCTCTATATAATCCTCCGACACTCATGACAAATTTCTCCAAAATTTGAATACCCTACATAGTAGGGTATTTTTTTGCCAGTTCGCTTTTCCTAGTGTTTTTTTTGTGTTAAACTAAATACTATGTAGAGGCAAACACAATGGCAAATTCCCAGGCAAATTCAACGGGGTTAAAACAGGACCCGTCCGTGTTCAATAATATTGATACGATAATATCTAGTCACCTAAGTTGATTAATG